TGTGCGGCAAGCGAACTATTCCAGCCTGCGCGCAGAGCTTGTCGAATTCCGCCGCCGCGTGCAGCAACTCCAGCACGGGGTGATCGCGCATCAGCTCTGTCGCCCCGTCTGGGCGCGCTGGCTGGAGACCGCACGGTTAGCCGGACGGCTGGATCTGCCCGATCCGGCGGCCGCGCGCGCCGTGCAATGGATCCCGCCCCGCTGGGATTGGGTCGACCCGTTGAAGGACATCCAGGCGCAGGTGCTGGCCATGGAGGCCGGCATCACCTCGCGGCGCAAGGTGGTCGAGGGCACGGGCTATGATGTCGAGGAGGTCGACCGCGAAAACGCAGTAGACGCCAGACGCGCCGCCGATCTGGGGCTGCACTACCGCACCAGCCCCGGCGAAACCCAAGGCGCGCGGGCCACCCCGGCGCGGCGTCCTGATCCCGGCAACGCTGCAGATGATGGCAATGGCGACGATCGCGCCATTCAAAAGGAGTAACACCATGAACAGCTGGTACACGATCCGCGCCCGGGACACCGGCGCGGAGGTGCTGATCTATGACGAGATCGGCGCCTACGGCGTTTCGGCAAAGGGGTTTCTGGCAGAGCTGGGCGCGCTGCCGGATGACGCGCCCATCGATCTTCGTCTCAACAGTCCCGGCGGCTCGGTCTTTGACGCGGTCGCAATCTATAACGCACTGACGCGGCATGCAGGGACTGTGACCGCCTGGATCGATGGCATTGCTGCCTCGGCGGCCAGCTACATCGCCATGGCAGGCGATGAGATCGTCATGCCAGAAAACGCCTTCCTGATGATCCATGATCCCTCGGGGCTGGTCATGGGCACCGCCGCGGACATGCGCGACATGGCGGGCGCACTCGACAAGATGGCCGCCAGCATGACGCGCGGCTATGCGGCGAAATCCGGCAAGCCCGAGGAGGAGATCGCCGCTCTGATGGCGGCCGAGACCTGGTTTGACGCGAATGACGCGCTGGAACTGGGGCTGGCCACACGCATGGCAGAGCCGGTGCGGATTGCGGCGAGCTTTGATATCGCGCGGTTTCGGAACGCGCCGCCTTCGCTGCTCCAGGACGTCGCGGAAACCGTTGCCACCTCCAACGGTTTTGAACTCGATCCGGATCATATGACGGAGGCAACCCTGCCGGCGGCGTCTGACAGTGATGTTGGGAAAGACAACATCACTCCAGGCGACACCACAACGTCAGCAGAGGACCCATCGGCGCCGCGTGAGCAAAGCGAGGGTGTTGCAGACGGGAACACCCAACCGAGCGGGGCGGAAAGCTGCGTTGCAATCGCCAACGCAGCACCCGATGCCGCTGCCATCCGCACCGAGGTGATTGCCCATGCCCGCGCCGTGATCGACCTTTGCCGTCTGGCGGGTCAGCCGCAGATGGCAGGGCGGTTTTTGGAAGAGGACGCCGGTCTGGATGCGGTCCGCGCGCAGCTTCTGGCCGCAAAGGCCGAGGCCGCGCCGCAGATCAACCCGCATCATCCACAACCCGGGTGCAGGTCCACCACACGCCCTTGGGGCGATGTCATCGCCCGCACATTCAAACTGAAAGGCTGACATCATGACCACGCTCACTGAAGGCAAACACGCGGGCGGCTTCCTGATCTGGGAAGTGCTGCGCGATTACACCCGCGAAACTATCACCCTCGCGTCCGGCGCTGGCAAGCTCGCGCCCGGCAGCGTGCTGGGCAAGATCACGACGGGCGGCAAATACACGGGCCTTGCGCCCGCTGCCACGAATGGCAGCCAGAATGCCGCTGGCATCCTCTGGGCTGCTGTCGATGCCACCGATGCCGACGCCCTCGGTGTGGTGCTTGTGCGCGGCCCGGCCATCGTGAACCGCCATGAGATCATCTGGCCCGAGGCCGCAACCGAGGCGCAAATCACCACCGCCACCACGGCGCTTGCCGCATTCGGCATCATCCTGCGCTGAGCCAAGGCGCAATTCCCCGTCAATTACAGATCAGAAGGAGGCACGCTGTGGCCACCATGGACATCTTCGAAGGCGACGCCTTCTCCATTATCGAGCTGACCCGCGCGCTCGAAAACATCCCCTTCAAGCCAGCGATCCTCTCGGGCGCAAACCTCTTCGGCTCCCGCGGCGTGCGGTCGCGCACCGTGATGATCGAGAGCCGGGACGGTACGCTGTCGCTGATCCCGTTCTCGGAACGCGGCTCGGCCTACGAGTCCCAGACGCCTGAGCGCCGCGACATGCGCGCTTTTGTGTGCCGGCAGTTCAAGAAGCAGGACGTGCTCTGGGCCTCGGAAATCCAGGCGATCCGCGACTTCGGGTCGGAAACCGCCGTCCAGCAGGTGCAGACCGAAGTGGCGCGCAAGCTGGGCCGCCTGCGCAACGATGCCGAGGCCACCTTCGAGTTCCACCTCTTCAACGGCATCCAGGGCGTGGTCAAGGACCCGCGCGACGGGGCCACGGTGATCAACTACTACACCGAGTTCGGCATCACGCCCGCAGCGGAGGTGGATTTTGACCTCGACAACCAGTCGCCCGCCTCAGGCGCGCTGCGCAAGCGGGCCCAGGCGCTGATCGAGAGCGTCGAGGACAGCCTTGGCGGGCTCGCTGCCGGTCAGGTTCAGCTGCGCGCCGAATGCGGCTCGGCCTTCTTCGCCGATCTGGTGGCCCACAAGGAGGTGCGCGAGACCTATCTCAACACCGCAGCCGCCGCCGATCTGCGCGGCCGCGTGGGCGAGGAGGTCAGCTTCGGCGGCATTACCTTCCGCCGCTACCGGGGCGGGCTGGGCTTCGGCGTGCCGACCGACAAGGCGTATTTCTACCCCGAGGGCGTCGAGGGGCTGTTCGAGATCTACTACGCCCCTGCCGACACCTTCGAGACGGTCAACACCGTCGGCCTGCCGCTCTATGCCCGCATGATCCCGGACCGGGACCGCGATGAATGGGTGCGCCTCGAGATCGAGAGCAACCCGCTGCCGATCTGCACCCGCCCGCAGGTCTTGCGCAGCGCGCGGCGGACCTGATGAGCGCCGTCGCCATGGCGCTTGATGCGTTGTTCACGGATGGCAATATCGGGGCCGATGCCGTGTATACGCCCGAAGGCGGTGCGCCAGTTCTCGTCCGCGTGGTGACCCGTCGCGCGGACGATATCACCGGGTTTGGCGACGCGCGCCTCTGGTCGGAGACCACGCGCGTGGATATGCGCGTTGCGGAAGTGCCAATGCCGCGCCCCGGCGACCGCATGGAGATCGAGGGCGAGGCGTTTCTCATCCAAGGCGAGCCGGTGCGCGACCGCGAGCGGCTGGTCTGGACCGTCAATCTGCGCCCGGTGTGATCATCATGAAGCTGCAACTCGATATCACGCCCGATCTGGTGGCCATGATGGCCGCCGAGATCAAGGCAGGCGAGCGGGCCGTCGGCACCGCCACGCGCGAGGCGGGCGACAGCCTCAAGGCCGCCTGGCGCGCGCAGATCGTGGGCGCGGGGCTCGGCCAGCGCCTTGCCCGCTCGATCCGGAGCCAGACCTATCCGCGAGGGCGCCAGAGCCTGAACGCCGCGGCGCTGGTCTGGTCGAAGGCACCGGTGATCATCAGCGCGCATGATACCGGCCCGCTGATCCGGTCGAAGGCTGGGTTCTGGCTGACGATTCCGCTGCCCGCGGCCGGCAAATCCCCGCGCGGAGGGCGCATAACGCCCGGAGAATGGGAACGTCGAACAGGGCTGCGACTGCGCTTTGTCTACCGCCGCCGGGGCCCCAGCCTGTTGGTCGCCGAGGGACGACTGAACACGCGCGGACGGGCAGTGGCGTCGCGCTCGAAAACCGGACGTGGATTGACCACGGTCCCGATCTTCTTGCTGGTGCCTCAGGTGAAGCTGCCGAAGCGGCTGGATCTCGCTCGCGATGCAGATCGGGAACAGCAGGCCATTCCCGGAGCTATCGTCGCAAACTGGGTAGAGGGAAAAATCGGATGACGCCCCGAGAAGCCATCCTCGCCGCGCTGCACGCGCGGCTCTCGGCGCTGCCCGCGACCGCCCTGCGCGGCGAGGTCCTGCCCGAGCGCGTTCCGGCCGATGGACTGCTGATCCTGCGCGATGGCGAGCCGGGGGAGCCGGATGTGACGCTCTCGCCGCTGCGGTATCACTACCAGCACCGCGCCGAGATCGAGGCGGTCGTGCAGGGTGAGGCCCGGTCTGCCCAGCAGATGCAAGGGTCCGGTGGACCCTTGCAAGGGACGAACGACCGTGACGCAGCCTTCGACACGCTGACCGCCAGCATCGGCACAGCTCTCGCTGCCGACCGCACGCTGGGCGGCCTCTGTGACTGGGTCGAGGCGGAAGCGCCGCGGCCCGTCGATTTGGCCGTAGAGGGCGCGGCGAGCCTGAAGGCGGCGGTCATTCCGGTCGTCTTGCATTATTCAACTGACGACCCGCTTGGGTGAACCTGTGGCCCGCCTGAAGGCCGCGTTCGGCGGGACGACAGTCCACTGGACTGTCGTCTGATCCGCCTCACTCCCGGTGGTGCTGAACTATTCCACGGCCGACGCTCTGGCCTGATCCCGACAACCCGAGGAGACCACCATGGCACGAGCTCAGGGGGCGCGGGCGCTGATGGCGCTTGCGTTCGAGACGACCTATGGAACGCCGCCCGCCAGCGGCTTCACCCGCATACCCTTCGCCAGCACCTCGCTGGGGGCGGAACAGCCGCTGCTGAACTCGGAGCTGCTCGGCTACGGCCGCGATCCGCTGGCCCCATTGAAGGACGCGGTGACGGCGGACGGCGATGTCGTCGTGCCGCTCGACGCCGAGGCCTTCGGCTTCTGGCTGAAGGCGGCCTTCGGGGCGCCGACCACGACCGGCACCGGCCCCTGGACGCACGAGTTTCAGTCCGGGTCGTGGACGCTGCCCTCGATGTCGATCGAGACCGGCATGCCGGAGGTGCCGCGCTTTGCCATGTATTCGGGCTGCGTGCTCGACCAGATCACCTGGCAGATGCAGCGCGCGGGCCTGCTGACTGCAACCGCGCGGCTGGTGGCGCAGGGTGAGACGGTGGGCACCACGACGAGTGCAGGCACACCGGCCGCGCTGGAGCTGAAGCGCTTCGGCCATTTCAACGGATCGATCAAGCGGAATGGGACCGCGCTCGGCAACGTGGTATCAGCAAATATCACCTACACGAACAATCTCGATCGGATCGAGACCATCCGCGCCGATGGCCTCATCGACGGCGCGGACCCGAGCATCGCAGCTTTGACCGGGTCTATCGATGTGCGCTTCGCCGACCAGACGCTGGCTACGCAGGCGATCAACGGCGAGGCGAGCGAGATGGAATTCGCCTATGTCCTGCCATCGGGCGAGAGTTTCACCTTCACCGTGCACGCCGTCTACCTGCCGCGCCCGCGGATCGAGATTTCCGGGCCGCAGGGCGTGCAGGCCAGCTTCGACTGGCAGGCGGCGCGCGACGCGACCGAGGGGCGGATGTGCACTGCAACCCTCGTGAATGATGTGGAGACGTATTGATGCTGACGCTCGACCTGACCAACGCCCCGCGCTGGCATGACCTGGCACCCGGTGTCCGCGTGCAGCTCCGCCCGCTGACCACCGCGCTGATGGTGGCGACCCGGAGCGATCCCGCCGTCGAGGCAGTTCCGGAGGAGGCGTCCGACGAGGAACGCGCGGTCGCCTTTGCCAAGGCGCTCGCGCGGCGCGCGGTGCTCGCCTGGGAGGGCATTGGCGATGCCGACGGCAACCCCATCGATCCGAGCCCCGAGGCCATCGACGCGCTGCTCGACGTCTGGCCGATCTTCGAGGCCTTCCAGCTGACCTATGTCTCGAATGGGCTGCTGCTGGAGCAGGAAAAAAACGCCTCCGCGCTCTCGCCGAATGGGAATTCGGCGGGGGCGCGCGATACTGCGGAGCATGCGAAAGGGCGTGCGAAGACTGCCCCGCCAGACTGAACCAGCCCCTGACACATGAGGGTTGGCAGGTCTGGGACCTCGTCGGGCGCCTCGGCGGCCAGCTTCGCGTGCTGCCCGGCGCGGTGATCGGCTGGGACATGGGCGCGGCGCTGGCGCTCGGTGACGCCCTCGGCGTGCCACCCATTGCCATGGCCGAACTGTTGCCCGTCATCGAATCGGTGATGGTCGCCAAACTCAACGAACAGATGGATCATTCGCATGGCTGAAAAGAGGGTCAGTGTCCGCCTCGCGGCTGTGGGCGGGCGACAAGTGCGTTCGGAACTGGAAGGCGTGGGCGAAGCAGGCAAGCGGGGCTTCGGGCGGCTGAGCGCGGAGATGGAGGCTGCGAACCGTCGGATGGCCGCCTTCTCGCGCCGGGTTCGTGTGGTTGCTGCGGCCGCTGTCGCTGCTGCTACCGCCGCCAGCGCGGCGATGATCCGCTCCGGCCTCCAGACCGTCGATGCACAGGCCAAGCTGGCAGCCTCGCTCGACACCACTGTCGAGAGCATTCAGGTGCTCGAGCGCGCGGGCGATCTCGCAGGCGTGTCGATGGGTCAGGTCGAACAAGCGACCGTCCAGCTCACGCGACGGCTGAGCCAGGCGGCGGGCGGGACCGGCCCGGCCGTCAAGGCGCTCGATCAACTGCGGCTCTCGGCGGCGGAATTGCAGGCCTTGCCATTGGACCAGCGCATCGCGCTGATCCAGGACCGGCTGTCGGAATTCGTCCCGGAAGCCAGCCGCGCGGCGGTGGCCTCGCAGATATTCGGCGACCGCGCATCCGTGATGTTCACCCGCATCGATACCGCCACGCTGCGCCAGGCGACAGAGGACGTGCGCGATTTCGGGGCGGTGGTCTCGGATCAGGACGCGGCCCAGATCGAACGCACCAATGACGCCATCTCGCGGCTCGGGCTGATCTGGCGGGGCCTGTCGAACCAGCTGGCCGTCGCGGCCGCCCCCGCGTTGGAGGCTGTCGCCGACGCCATGGCGTCGGTTTCCCGCACGACCGGACCGCTCGGGCAGGCCATCCGTGGCCTGTTCGACAATCTCGGGCGTCTTGCCAGCATCGCGGGGGCCTTCGCCACATTCATGGCGGGCCGCTGGGTGGCCGGGCTGGTCGCGGCGGCGGTGTCCGTGCGCGGGCTGGCAACGGCGCTGGTATTCCTGCGCGGCGCGCTGATCCGGACCGGCATCGGTGCACTCATCGTCGGGGCGGGCGAGCTGGTCTATCAGTTCGGGCGGCTGGTCTCCGGTGCCGGGGGTTTCGGCAATGCGCTCGAGCTGATGGGCGATGTGGCCCGCGCGGTCTGGGACGGCATGGGTCGCTATCTGGGCTCCTTCACCGATGACTTTCGCGCCATGCGCGCCGATATCGAGCGCATCTGGACGCAGATGATTGCCTTTCTTGCCGGAAAATGGGCCGATTTCCTCGGCCAGATCGGCCCAACCTTCAACGCGGTCTCCGAGCGCATCGGATCGTCTCTGCAGATCGACGTGATCGGAGCGGAATCCTACGCGTCGTTTCTCGAAAACGCTGCCAACAATGCGGGCATCATGGCCGACCGCTTTCGCGAGAGTGCCGCTGAGACCCGCGCCACGGCCTTCGACGGCCTGCGCGAGGCGACAGCCGCGCTGGTGGCGGCGGTCAAGAGTTCCGGCGGGGAGACCGAGGACGCGCTCGACGCCGCGAGCGCCGGAGCGCAGCGCATGGCCGATGCTCTCGCCGAGGCTGAGAAAGCCAGCGGCCGGGCAGGGAACAAAACTAAAAAAGACGCGAAGGATGCGCTGACCGGATGGGAAGCGGTCACCAAAGCCGTCAGCGACTATGCGAAAGAGGCCAGCGAGATCGGGGCCAATCTTGGCCAGAGCCTTGTCGGTGCCTTCCAATCCGCGGAAACGGCCGTGGGGGATTTCGTGCGTAACGGTAAGCTCGAATTCAGCGGTCTGATGACCTCGATGATCGCCGATCTCGCGCAGCTCGCGGCGCGGCGTTTCATCCTCGCGCCGCTCACCAGCGCGGTCTCCGGCGCGCTGGGCGGTGCAGGCGGAATCTTTGCCGACATCCTGCACGCGGGAGGGATGGTCGGATCGGCCGGACCCTCACGCATGGTCCCGGCGATGGCCTTTGCCGCCGCGCCCCGGATGCATTCCGGCGGCATGGCCGGGCTTCGTCCTGACGAGGTCCCGGCGATCCTGCAGCGCGGCGAGCGGGTGCTATCGCGCCGGGAAGCCTCCGGATACGGCGCGCGTGGCGATGGCGGGACGACCGTCAACGTCACCATCATGGCGCGCGATGCAGAGAGCTTCCGGCAATCCAGAACACAGGTGGCTGCGGATATTGCTCGAGCAGTTTCTCTTGGGCGGAGGGGGCTGTGACCATGCCTTGCCTGATCATCAATGGATGGCGCGACGACGAGAGCTTCCGGCAGTCGCGGACGCAGGGTGAGGCCGAAGAGCGGAACGTCCAGTGGACGTTCCGCCGGCCGAACGCCGATATCGCCCGCGCGGTCAATCTTGGCAGGCGAGGCATGTGATGGCGTTTCACGAAGTCCGGTTTCCTGACAATATCGGTCGCGGCGCACGCGGCGGAC